AAGGTCTTGGGCGGTTACTATGTCAGGTTACATTTTCCCCGCAACCTGGTAACAAATGGCTGAAACCTATATGCAGTGCGTGTTACCTGAAAAGTAACCGGGTTAGGTAACATTGTGGTTTTGGGCAGGTAACGGGGTGGGATGGGCAATAAAAAACCGCTCTGCAACAGGGCGGTTTCATTCCAAGCTCTCAGTGGTTTAACTTTTGATGTTTCCGTGGTTATTCAACAGGTTCAACTTCAACAACCTCAACGGGTGCCGCGTTGATCTCTGCGATCGTGTTGGCGGCAATATCCGCCAATCGTAACTGTTCGCTCAATCTTGCAATTTCCGCCTGTAGTTGAGGGATGTCGCCTACTTGAGCGACAATCTCAGCGATCTTCGCTTCAGATGCGGCTAGGGCTTCTTTCAGCGATTCACAGGCGGCAACGATCGCCGCGCCTTCTTTTTTTTCTTGCTCGGTTAGAGCTGCGATTTTTTCAGCTAGGGTCATAATTAGTCTCGGGAGGTTGAGTAGGGATGAAAGGTTGAACATTGGCGCAAAAAAGCGACAGATTGATTATAGAGCGATTTTTCAATGCGGCGTATAATTGGGAATCGCCACGCCAAATCAGAGCCACCGCCACTGCCCCATGAAAATACGATCGAGCAAAGAGCAGGATTATTACAACGGGAATACATGGGCGTATTGGATTGGACCCAGACCGCCGGCTGATGCCGAAAATGCTGCTGCGTTGGAAGAATTGAAGCGTGTGTTTCAGCGGACAAACAAGGTTAGGGAGTGCTGCGATCGGGTTGTGAATGGGTTGGTGGCGCAACCATTCCAGTGGGAGATTGTGGATGAGTCGGGAGAACCTGTGGAGAATGCCGCCGCTGAGGATACAGTGCGCGAATGGCTGTCATGGGTGGATGCCCAATCTATGCAGATTGAAGGGGTTACTGCATCGCCGTTGTGGGAAGCGGTGCGAGATTTGGCGGTGGGTGGTGAGGGTTATTTGCGTCTATGGATGCCCGATCGGTTGAGCGAATATCCAGAGGCGTATCAGAAAATTTTGATGTCTCGCATTGCCGCCACCGCTGTGACCGTTAAGGCGGATGACGATGGCTTTATTGAGGAATATGGAATCTTTACGTCGGCGGGAAGTGAGCGGCAAATATTAGCGCGTAATGGTGATCTGACTGTCATAGCGGCAGGGGAAGAAGTTGTTTACCCAGGATTGGGGACGTGGCTAGTATTTCGGATGTCAGGGCAATCGCTGATTACTGAGGATGTGATGAGCGCCCAAGATGCGATCAATCTCGCCCGTACCATGGAGGCGCGATCGTTGATTCAAAACGGTTTCGTTGAGCGAGTGTTGCTAAATGCTCAGTTGCCGGGGCGATGGGTGGAAGATGCGACAGGTGGGCAACGATTTGAGGCTGATCCAGGCAGCTTACAGGTCGGGCCGGGGCGCACATCATTTATCCAAGGCAACCCCACCTATAACGACATGGGGCAAATTTCGGGTTACACGAATCCATCAATCTCGTATAATTCCCCCGCCGCTTTGGATAGCTATGCGTTGTCAGTGGCGGGGAGTACTGAGATTATCTATCACGCCATGGGGCAAGGGCATCTACTAGAGAGTGATAGCCAAACGTCAGGGGTATCACGTCAGGTTTTACGTCAGGATGCGGTGCTAAAGATTGCCCAATTTGAGCGGGTGATTGTATCGGCGCTTGAATCACTGATCACGACGATTCTGAAATATTTAGACATCGAAGGGGTTAGGGTTTCGGTGCAACTTCGGAAGGCGATTAATTTCGTCAGCCCCGAAGAAAAGCAGGCAATTATGGCGGAATTTAACTCAGGGCTACTTTCTAAGGCATCTACGATCGCAATGTTAGGGACGGTGGATGATGTGGATTCTGAGCTGATTTTGCTCGAAGAGGAAGCCGCCGCCGACGTGAAGAAAGCGCAGAAACAACAAGATCTAATAGAGGATGACCCCAATGCCGTTGATAAACAGCCTCCCAATAATTCCAATCCCAATGAACTGGGAGAACCCGACGAATAGTAGGGCGCTGGCAGACAAGGCGTCTTATAGCCCTGGAACTCAAACAGATAGGCGGCGATCGACGATTGTTAAGGGTAGCCTCGACGTGATATCAGTCGATATTGCGATCGAGAATCGGGATGATGTCTATATTTTCCTGACAGAACGGGCGGGTAGGCCGTTCTTAGTTGACCCATACCTTGACGGTAATCCACTCTCTCAGGCGTGGCGGTGTCTTGAGTTCACATTTGGATGGATCGCGCCGGGAGTGTGGACATTTACGGCGGAGTTTAAGGAGGTTGGCGGGAAATGGATTTGAATGACCTAGATCAAGATGCCCCGATCGAATTATTTGAAATTAGCGGATGGAATTTGGCGGATGAAGGGGAGACGATCTACCTATGTGCCATTCCGGGCGTAAGTTTTGAGCAACAAGCTTACGATACGATCGCCATGGCTGGTCAGGGGTTCGATCTGATTGGGCAAGGTACCCCGCCATCACCTCAGATTACAATCTCAAATTTTGGGCAGATCGTTTCGGCATGGCTCTATCAATGCAAACAACCGGGTTACAGATTAGAAGGGGCAAAAGTAAAGCGTCGGGTGACCCGTAAACGATTTCTCGATGGGCAAGCGAATGCCAATGCCAGCTTCAAGGAAGACCCGTTTCATGTGTTCTTCTTGGAACAGGTTTCAGAAAACCGGAACGAATGCAGCTTTGGGCTGATTGACCCGTTCAACCGCCAAGGGGAAACGTTGCCGACACTGCCGATGTTGCGATCGTGCCCTTATCAGTACAGAGGGTCATATTGCGGGTATAACGGAGCACGGATGTTTGACCTGCTCAACAATCCCACGATCGACCCGACCAAGGATCGATGCTCGAAGACGGTTGACGGTTGCGAGGCTAGACATCCAATTGCCGACCTGCCATACGGCGGTTATCCAGGGTTGCAGACATTTTAGAGGCTTAATATGAGTGCGCACTTTAGGGACAACTCTCCGCCACGATCGGTATTGAGAACGAACCCTGGCCATCGGTGTTTGTTTTGCGGTAGCAGGATCAAACATTCTCCTTCATGCCGATCGTGGCTCTTTGCGGAATGGGGGAGTGTGAATCGATTGGTATGCCGCCAATGTCCGCATGATGACGAAAACCATCATGCGGACTGAAAATTAAATAATTGAATTGATGCCGAGGGTTCCTGTGAATACTGAACATCTGATCGATAGGATTGAAACTCTTGAGTCTCGAATTGCCGAGCTAGAGGAAGGACACGGCCGCCATCGCGACCGAATTCGGGATATCCGTAAAGGCGTCCGTACTGCGTTGGCTATGATCGCATTTGTGGCGGTGGTATTTGGGATTCCGATCGCCACTATGGAATGGGATGGGAGGGAAGTCAGTATATCTAGAGATACTGCTAATACTGAATTGATCCTGATTGGCGGATTATTGGCGGCATCACTATTTATGGGCGAAAAACCCACGGACTTAATCAAGTCAATTCTTACGAAAAAGTAATGCAATGCTTAAGAACATTCGATCAGCTTTATTATGGAGGAAATCAGCAAAAGTTCCGGATGTAGAAATCAGGGGGTTTAAGTTGATTTACGGGTGGGCCGACCCATCCGTACGTGCTCTGTTGTCATGCTCCTATATCTATGTTTTTAAAGTATCCAAATCCGAACCGTGGATCAGCAATGGATTGCGCAGAGGTCGAATCACGCGCCGTTTCGTATTCGCGCAGCTTTTCGGGGAGAATACATACCGTCGTATCGATGACCCCAATAAGTCCGCTGCTGATGATTGGGATGAGATTATCCCATCCCAAAACAGACATCCAACCCATCGAATTGAGATCGGAATACTGAGGAAAGGTAGCGGCATCCCCCGATCGCCATTTTTTAGCGAATACTTTTGTTTTCATATGCCCCACAAAGCCAGCGATCGAATTGCGATCCAAATCGCTGGCTTTGTGGCAGATCAATTATCCGAATTCAAGGTATTTGAAGGAGAAGCAATCGACGGGAATAAACTGTATTGGCTTATGTGCGTTCATGCTGCGTGGAAGCGCTATAAGCAGTAAAAAGCCCTCGATATTGAGGGCTGTGCCGATCGTGATTACTGAAATCTTTATACCCAATAGATTTCCGATCGGATTTGAGACATGTACTCAGTTTATCACTACGCACTCCCTATTGGGTTGCTAGTTTAGCGAATTCATCCAATCGATCAAAAACGCGAAAATCATCTCAATCTCAGGTTTTGAGGGATGGAATATGATCGAGTATGTGCATCTATTGCCGTCGCAATTCTGCGTGACCTGCGTACAGTTGTCCAGATTAATCGTGATCCCATCTTTCTTGATCAGGATCTTCTGGTCGCTATCCGCTTGAATTATGTTTTCATCATGAAACTCAGCAAGGCATTCTACTAGGCTATTCGCTTTAAAGTCTAGATCGAATTTCAGAAAATCATCAAAAGGAACGCGGATGATACGATCGAATTGTTTTCCAATAGCCATCATTAAGCACTCCCTTTAGGATTCCAAGGTTTCCGACGCACTGCGTCATAGATTGATGTGATTTTTCCGTCACCACCGCTCCCACTGGCAGCATTACCGTTAGGCAGATTGGGCAGTGTAGGTGATTTTGGTGTGGATGTAGCGGTGGGGATTAGCGCAGGGACAAATGGCGCGATATCTTCGAGTTTCAACCAGTCGTCCCAAGATTTACCATCGATCGTTACCGCATCCCCTGTTGTGACAATCTTGGATGGGTCAGGAATCAACCTTGATAGTACGGCGGGATTTGCCTTCATTTGAGCCGCCAATCCATCCAATATCACCTTATTGGATAGCGTTGTCTTCTCGCATTCAAGCGCGGTGTACTTGGTGGTCAGCGCCGCCAATTCCGCATCTTTGGCAGTCACGGTGGCGTTAAGCGCGGTCAGCTTTGCCGCCGCGTCCTTTAGCTTTTCTGCGATCGTCTCACCTTCAGCTTTAGTCCCTTCGACGATGGCGGCAATCGTCGTTTCAGTTTCCGCCAATTTTGCCGATACCGCGTTTTTCTCGCCAATGACCGTTGACACCTGTTTTTTGACGGCGGCGATGATTTCGGCACTGTTGGCAAGCCCTGATGATTGCAAGGCTGCTAGTGATTCCGACCATTCCATTGATAATTGCCTCAATTTTCACACTGTTGGTAAAATCAATCATACCGCCAAAATAGTTAAACCATATGTATTTTCTGGATGCACATAAGACAGCAATTATTGCTCACTCAAACGACGCGGCATCTAGGGGTCACGAGCATTGTGGAGTGATTGCGATGGATGGAACCGACATCGTTTATGCCCCGATGCAAAATGTTGCCATCGACCCCTCGAACAACTTTGAGTTTGATGCTGACGAGTGGGAATCGATCGAGGGATCGACACTTGCGATCGTTCACTCACACTACAGAGACGACCATTCGGGAGAGCTTACGCCAATGGATATTGAGACCGCCCGAATGTTTGGGAAGGCGATCGTTGTTTATCATGCGAGGTTTGGAACTTGGGATTGTTGGGGTCCGAATGATTGGTATCCATGGCCAATGCGACTAAAGCCCAATCATGCCGCCACACTCAACGATTTTATTGGATGGCCCTTTATTTATGGGCGTGCTGATTGCTGGGCATTGGCGAGGGGTTGGTATATGGGTGTGTTGGGGATTCGGCTTAAGGATTATCCACGGGGAAGTATTATTCAACTAGAGTACCCCAACTTCAACCCGTTCATGGAGTCGTTTAAGAGCTTCGGCTTTACACAAGTGGCGGATGATGACATCCAAGATAACGACGTGCTAATCCTACGCATGGGGCGCAACGGGGCAACACATTGCGCGGTGGTGATTGATGCCGCCAATGGATTAGGATTGCATCATGTGGAGGAAGGGGTGTTGTCATCCACACTTGCGATCGATCGATGGAAAAATCGACTACATGCAGTGATGAGGTACTCATGCAAATAGTATTAGATCAGGGATTAGCGGCGTTGTTGGATGCCCCTACTGAGTTTGATGCCGCCGTGCGATCGGTCGCTGAGGCGGTGGCTTGTCTAAGGGCTAATTTCGATCGATGGACCGCCATTGTTCCTACGCTATGTTTTCGCGTGACGGTGGGATATGAAGATGCTGGTGAGGGTGATTTGCATAAACCGATCGCCAGCCGAGTGAAGATTATGCGGTTTTCGATCGTTCCGTCTGGCAGTGGTCAGGTGGGGAAAATAATCCTTGGCGTGGCGTTGATTGGATTAGCGTTCATGGGTGGCGTGCCATTTCTTGGAATGAGCGGCATGACGGCGGGATTGCTGGGTGGGGCGTTGTTGGTGGGTGCATTATTTGGACAACAAAAAGACCCCACTGGACAAGAGAAGGACGGGAGAAAATCAAATGTTTTCTCCCGTCCTCAACAGACCATCACTGAAGGTGGGCGGATGCCGATCGTCTATGGCTTGCACCTGTGCGGATGGGTTATTGCTTCTGCACAGGTGAAGAATTACTTGGTTTAGTTAAGATCGTCCTCCACTCTGCATTTATCAGGGTTTGTGACCTGCTAGATAAAATCTAGACTGCATTAAAGGAGGCATTATGGAGTGCCTCGCCCAAGTCCTTTCGGGGGACTAACCGATACAGGGAGTTAGTGCGAACTGTATATTGCCTGGTCAGTTATAACGGCACTCCGACCGTCTAAGACTTGTTTTTAACGGAGAACTTAGAATCAACTCCGACTTCAATTGGGATGCGTCAGGCTGGACTCCTCGCCCCACCCTCCCCTTTTCATCAGGGAGCAGCGTACCTGCTTTCGTTCCGTCTCGCCCCATCCATATATACATAATACCCCACTTTTCCCAATATGTCAACTATTTAAATAGAATGAATAGTTGACATATTCAGCAATCCTCCATGGGTACACCCAAGGCTTCTAGGTGCTCGTGTGTGGCGCATACGGCATCAATGAACGGGAAAAATTCCAACCCCATGATTTTGGACTTGGGTCTGTGCCGCTGTTCTAGTCTCCTAAGTCGCGATCGCAACTTCCATATTTTCTGAGCGGCTGTACCCCGCTTGATGGGTGGACTAGAGAGATCTGCGCTGAAACAAAGAATCGCGTTCACGTTTACCATCGACATCTTAAAATGGTTAAGTCCTTTGACAAGGTTGTAAAGTGGCGGTGATTTTTCTGATTAGCACCGCCGTTTTGTTGTGCGTTTGAGTATTTTGCCGACAGATCCGACGCATCTCTGCAAGAACTATCTAAAACGGAATATCGTCAAACCCAGACTCAGTTGCGCTGTTGGATGACGGGTTAGACGCATGCTTTGCAGTTGGCGGAGATTGTCGTGTATTTTGTCGCGTATTTCCCGCCATGTCGTTGCTTGATGTCTCCGTGCTTGCTCCATCACCACGAGATCCCAGCAGATCCAACTTCCGAGCAGCCACGACGAGTTTCGATCGCACTTCTCCAGTATTGCGATCGGTCCACGTCTCTTGCTTAAGTGTCCCACTGATGCCAACCTTGGCACCTTTGGCGGTGTATTTGCCCATAATCTCCGCCGTTGTTCCCCAGCACTCAAATGAGAACCAATCAGTAGCATCCTTTGTGCGTCGGACGGCTAGCGTAGATTTGGCTTTGACTGACCCGCTATCGAAGTATTTCAGATCGGGATCTTGTCCCATATTGCCCGTGAGGCAAATGTGAGCAAACCCGCCGTTAAACGATTCGATCTTAACGACAGACGACAAGACGATCGATGGAGTGATTGACTTGGTTTCAGGATTTTGAATCATGTTCAATTCTCCCGAGATAACGGCGGGGTTGTCTGCGAGTTCTTTAATCCCATCCACCCATCCACCGTAGGCTGTCGCTGAGATTTTCATCTCAGAATCACCATCTAGATGCAAGGTCAGAGCCAACACCGCCATCGGTCTACCATCATTGGTGTACCGAACGTCTACCCGATCGACCCATGCAATTACTGTAAGGTTATTCATTATTTAGCTCCCAATTTATTCTGCAATTTAACGAAGACATCGCCCCAATTCACGTCGTCACCATAGGGCGCAAAAACAAGGGCACCTGTGGCGGGATTGTAGACACGGGCGAATACAGCATTCTCAAGCGCCTTAGGGTCTCTTGCGGTCTTGACGGCTTCTTCCCCTGCCTCCACCGCAATCATGATCGGTTTCGCGAATGCCTCAACGGGCAGCTTGCTAAGAGTGAACATCAATCCTTTAGCAAACAACGTCTCAGCCCCAGACTGAATCACGTAGGACCGATCGGAGACACGGATATACACATTAAATTTAGGGTCTTTCTTACCCCGAAATTCTTTGTCTTCAATTTCCACTTTCTCAATAAACCCTGTAATAGCGCTAGACCCGATCGGTTCATGGACGCTTTTTCCGCCGTCCCAGAAATACCAAAGACAGTCGGGATACTGCCGATTGGCGTAGATGTATCGCGTCTTGGGTGCCTCACTGAAACCAAGTATCACGCTTTCTTTAC